GGCTCTGGCTCTGGCGACGGCTATGGCTATGGCTATGGCTCTGGCTCTGGCGACGGCTCTGGCGACGGCTCTGGCTATGGCTATGGCTCTGGCGACGGCTCCGGCTAACGTAATTCAAAGTGGCAATATTGAGTTCGCCCAACACTACTAGAGGGAATTATGGCCGACCTAGTTGAAAGCCCGTCCGAGATGGACTGGCTTGAACGCATCGTGGCGAGGGGGGTCATCGACCCCGACGCTATCGGGAAGTTGATCGACCTGAAGTGCAAGATGGAAGATCGGCTTGCGAGGGCCGCTTACGCCCGCGACATGAACGCTTGCCAGGGTGAGACGACTACCATCATCCGCGGGACGAAGAACAGTCGCACCGGCAAAATGTACGCCAGTCTTGAGACGGTTCTCGCTGCCGTCAAGCCTCTCTACATCAAGTACGGCTTCTCGCTCAGCTTCGGAGAGGGGGAATCGCACTTGCCGGACCACACGCGGATCATCCTGGACATCCGACACCGAGAGGGGCACGGCGAGCGCTATCAGGGAGACTATCCACTGGACGGGAAGGGAGCCAAGGGCGGCGAAGTGATGAACGCGATTCAAGGGCATGTCTCAAGCAACACATACGGACAGCGGGACATGATCCGCAAGGCGTTCTCGCTCGTCATCGCTGACACCGACTTGGACGGCGAACCGACGACGCACTACGCCGATGCGGAGGACATCCGGCAAATCAACGAACTGCTCGACAAGATGGGTGAGGGAAAGCCGGTCGCGGTTCACTCAAAGAAGGTCGCAGCATTCTTCAAGTGGCTGAACGTGGACACCTTGGAGAACCTGACAGCCGAGGGCGTTCAGAAGGCGTTGCAGGAACTGCGGCGACAGGCGAACGAGGTCAAGTCATGAACGAGCCGATATGCGGCAAATGCGGTCAGGTGATGACTCCGCAGAATAGCCGTGTCCATCCCGAACTGTTCTTACACGATGCCTGTTTGCCGGCCCAGGACGAATGGGACGAAGACTTTGACGGCGATTCCAGCGTGTGCCCTGCTTGCCACGGCAGCGGAGGAGGAGCCGATCCTGCTCTCGGCTGTCGCCAGTGCCGCGGTTCGGGGCTGTACCGGCCCTGTTTGGAGGATGACGAGCCATGAATTGCCCAACGTGCTGTAACGTGATGGTGACTTACACGATGGGATACTTCCATTGTGCGATTTGCGGAACCTTGAAAATGATTCCGGGCGTTCAGGGTCAACCGGCCAGCGTGTTCGTCCCGAAGCTGGTCGAACGCTGCCGGGAGTTCGAGAACGTCGCCGCACTCGCCGAGAAGGTTGGCTTCAAAAAAGGCTGGATAGCCGTCGAATGGCAGCGTCTCGGCATCGCCGAGGTAATCAACCCACCAGAAGGGAGGCCGACGTGAAATACTTCGACGTGATCCAGGGCGAAGAGCCTTGGTTCAAACTCCGCAATGGTGTACCTACCGCGAGCCGGTTCGACATGATTCTGACGCCGAAGGAAGGCAAGCCGAGTACCCAGCAGGAGAAACTCATCAATCAGCTTGTGGGAGAAAGGCTTTCCTTGATCCCGCCCGAAGGTGTCGAGAACTACACCAACAGGGCGATGCGTTGGGGCGCCCAATGTGAGGCCGAAGCACGGGCTTACTTTTGCTTCAAGACCAGTCTTGAGGTTTACAACGGTGGCTTCTGCCTGGACGACAGCGGACGATACGGCGCATCGCCGGACGCCTTGGTTGGCACGGAAACGGCTACGACCGGAGCATTGGAACTCAAGGCGCCGCAAGCCGAGACACAAGTGGAATACCTCCGCAACGGTGGCTTGCCTCCGGCCTATCGTTGGCAATGTCAGGGGCATCTTTTGGTGACTGGCTTGCCGGTGTGCTGGTTCCTTTCGTACAGTCCAGGGCTACCGCCGCTGCTCATTCGTGTTGAGCGCGGCCCCGACACCGAAAAGCTCGCTGTCGCCCTCAACGAATTCTGGGACCGATTCATGGAAGCATTCGAGAAAGTGAAAGGAAGTGCCGGATGACCAAGCACCTGAAAATCAGCGACACGGAGCTTGAGTTTCGCCGCAACGCCGGGGCGACGTACCGCGAACTGGCGAAGATTGCCGGATCGAAACTCCACACGATCTATGGAAAACTCGACAGGCTTGGCGTCCCGCGACGACGCCATTGGGCAAAACCGAAACCGCCGAAACCACCTTACATTCCTCCGGTCAAGAACATGGAGCGCCGGGCGAGAGCAGCCGAGTTGCGGTCGCAGGGCTTGACGTTGACTAGGATTGGAGCGGAGATGGGAGTCACGAAAGAACGGGCGCGTCAATATCTCAAGGATTTGGAGGTGTCCAGTGAAGTCTGAACGGGAATTACGAGCGTTTCTGGCCATGTGCGAGGAAGCCTACCAACTGCAAGCGGACTGTCACCGCTGCAAGGATTGCTACGCGCTGGCCGTGCAAATCCGTTTTTTGAAATGGATTCTCAATGGCGACTCAGACTTCGACCGGCAAGTTGAGGAATTCGCCGCTGCGTTGGCGGAAAGCCGTTGACAGCGGGCCGGTCGCACGTTCTAATGTCCGAAGTCTCCCGCGAGAGACCCACAGAAACAATCTGAGAAACGCCGTCGTCACGGACGCATATCCGTCGCGGGAGACATCTTTCGTGGCGGCGGCGCGTACTAGGACCAATTACAGGAGTCCATCAATGCCTCTGATTTGCTACACGCCCCGGAAGTTCAGCCGAAACTCTCAGACGCTCATCGACCACGCGAATACGATCTTCGCGGAGTATCAGGCCCAAGGGTATGTGCTTACCCTCCGTCAACTTTTTTACCAGTTCGTGTCCAGGGACTTGATTCCGAACACCATGCCGAGTTACAAGAATCTCGGCAGCGTCATCAATGACGCGCGCTTGGCCGGGCTGGTCGATTGGGCTTTGATGGAAGATCGGACCCGGAACCTCAAGAGCCAGCCGTGCTGGGCTTCTCCGTCGTCGATCATCTCGGCTTGTGCGGATCAGTTCCGCATCGACAAGTGGGCCAGTCAGACTCACCGGCCTGAAATCTGGATTGAGAAAGACGCGCTCGCTGGTGTGTTCGAGCGGGTCTGTCAGGAGTTGCAAGTGCCCTACTTCTCTTGCCGTGGCTACACGTCGCAGTCGGAAATGTGGGTTGCCGGTCAGCGGTTGAAAGGCTGGCTCAAGGCCGATCAGAAGCCGGTTATCTTCCACTTCGGTGACCACGACCCCAGCGGGATCGACATGAGCCGCGACATTACGGAGCGGCTTGAACTGTTCATGGGCGGCGTGCAGTTCAACCGATTGGCCTTGAACATGGAACAGGTGGAAGAATACGAACCACCGCCGAACCCGGCGAAGATCACGGACAGCCGCGCAGCTGAATACATCCGCGTTTACGGCCGCGAGTCGTGGGAGTTGGACGCACTCCCGCCGGATGTACTGGCCGGTCTGGTGCGAGACTCCATCCTCTCCATCCGCGACGAGTACGCCTGGCAAGAGGCGGTCGAACGGGAAGAGACGCATCGTCGGCAGCTGGCGGCGGTATCCGAACAATGGGCTACTATCACGGAGAATCTATCCGATGAATAAGTCTCTGCTACTCAGTGAAATCAGGATCGACGGCGGCACACAGATGCGCGTAGAGATCGACCAAGAGTACGTCGAAGAACTGGCCGATGTGCTACGCGGCGGCGGGAAACTTCCGAATGCCGTCGTCTTCCACGACGGGGCGCATTACTGGCTGGGGGGTGGCTTCCACCGCTACATCGGTCACGAGAAAGCCGGAATACCTGCAATGCCCTGCGAGGTCCGCGTAGGCACTCAGCGTGACGCGATTATCTTCGCGGCAGGTGACAATTCCGACCACGGCTTGCGAAGGTCCAATGAGGACAAGCGTAAGGCCGTGACGGCGCTGCTAACTGACGAGCAGTGGTCGCAGGCGAGCAACCGATGGGTTGCGGAGCAATGTAAGGTCGGGGATCAGTTGGTTGCCACTGTCCGAGAAGAGATAGAGGCTGGTGCGCGATCGCGCACCAGCGACAATAACGGATCGACTAACGGGCAAACTCGCACGGATAGGCGTGGTCGTCAGCAACCGGCGAAGAAGCCGAAACCCGGTCGTAAACTCTGTCCGGCCTGCACGCGGAAAGGCGTTCGCGCCAACTGTCCCGATTGCCGCGACCTGAACCGCAAGGAAGGTAAGCCCAACAAAAAGGCAGGCACGGCTACAGACCCCAGCGGTGAGAAGGACTGTTTCGGGAACGAGGTTCCGAAGCGCTGCCGCGATGCTCTCTTCGATCCGTGGATACAGGACACCTTCGACATGCTTGCGGCGATGAACGACAAGATCCTCGCCGCACGCATTCCCGACAGTATCGAGAAGCGGAAGAAGCGTTACCCGTTCTTTGACGCGAAGGACATAGCCGACGGCGCGATCTTCGTCCAGCAATACCTTGACAAACTTCTTGACCACGTTAAGGAAAATCGCCCTGCCGCTGTCTGTCCAATGTGTCAAGGGAAAGGCTGCTCTGACTGCCGAAGTTCTGGTCTTGTGTCCCGCAATCTTTATCAGCAGTTGAAGGACAAGTTGAAATGTTGAATATCAAAACGCGGATTCTTTTCAATGGGAGTCCAAGATTCTGTAGATTGTGCAATCAGGACAAACCGCTTGTCGAATTCTACAAGGCCAAGCAAAGGAATGGAAAGTGGTATTTCTTGCCCTATTGTAAACGATGCTATCTTGACCGCATCGCAAAGTGGAAGAAAGACAATCCAGGCAAAAACTCTGCCGCTGCCCGAAGGTGTCATATCCGCACCAAATACGGAATGACCCAGCAAGAATACGATTCGCTGGTGGAGGCACAAGGAAATCTCTGTGAAATCTGCCAGCGTCCAGAGACGAGTATTACGAAAAAAACCGGCGTTGTTCATCCATTGTCTGTCGATCACGACCACGAAACGAACGCAGTGCGAGGTTTGCTTTGCGGGGCTTGTAACCGAATGCTTGGTTGTGCTGGAGACGATATTACTGTGCTGCGGTCAGCAATCGAATATCTCACAAGAAATCAGGTGGTCGCGTGAGCCAGACCTTGAAGCCTCTACAGGTGGACTTCTACAACCGCCTCCGTGCCGCGCGTGCCTCGGGCGCCCGCATCATCGTGGCGCAAGCCGCCACGGGGTTCGGGAAGAACACCGTCGCGGCGTTTATGTGCCAACAGGCTATGCAGAAGAACGTGCCGACGCTTTTCATGGTCCACCGCCGCCGCCTCGTGGATCAAATATCCGAACGACTCCGTGAGTTCACGGTGCCGCACGGTGTCATCATGCGCGGCAAAGGATCGAATTCCTCGCATCTCGTCCAAGTGGCTTCGCGTGATACGCTTATCTCGCGGTGTGTAAACAATGAGTGGCTCGATATGCCTCCGGCCGGACTGCTCATCGTGGATGAGGCGCACTTGGCAGCTGCTCCGAAGTCCGAGTACCGTCGGATCATTGGTCACTACCCGGCGGCAACGGTGTTGCTTCTGACAGCTACTCCCGTGGGGCCGGACGGCGCCGGGTTGGGGCCGTGGGCACAGAGCATAGTCTGTGCGGCGCCGACGACTCAGCTGGTGCGGGAAGGTTATCTCGTGCCAGTGAAAATCTTTGCACCGGCACGAAAGAGGAAGGGCAAGCGATTGCTCAAGGGCATCGCAGGAGATCTTGTGGAGAGTTGGCAGCAGTACGGCGAGGATCGGCCTACTGTGTTGTTCTGCGCTCGCGTACAGCACAGTCTGGACGCGGTGAAGGCTTATCAGGAACAGGGTATCACGGCGGCGCACATTGACGCCGACACACCGGATGATGAACGCGATCGCATCTTCGACGACGTGCGCGCCGGACGGATCAAGATACTCTCCAACGTCGGGATCGTGGGAGTGGGCTTCGACCTGCCGGAGTTGGGAACCTGTCAGTTCTTTTGCAACGTGGGCAGCCGTGTCCGCTGGATTCAGGGAATGGGCCGTGTCATGCGGACGGCAGAAGGTAAGGAGTATGGCATCGGCATCGACCACGGTGGCAACGTCTTCGACCACGGCTTCACCGACGAGGACACGGAATGGACGCTTCTAGGCAACGTGGATGCCAAATGGAAGGAGAAGCACGCTGCCGGAGAGACGGAGAAGGCGTACTACTGCAAGCACTGTGAACTGGCCTACCACGGGCAGAAGGCGTGTCCGCAGTGCGGTCGGGCGCCTGCGAAGCCGCCGAAGTCGATCTTTGAGGCGCCGCCGGTGAGGTCGCGGAATGAGATTCTGACTGAGGCGGAACGGACGGCGGATGCTAAGACCTACTCCCGCGAAGAGAAGATCAAAACGTGGTTCGCTTGCCTTGGAATGGCTGCTCACAGGAACGGGACGTTCAAGATGGCGAGCCGACAATACCACAACAAATACGGCCAGTGGCCTGATGCGGACTTCCCTTGCCTTCCTCCGTGGGAACAGCGCGGAGAAAAGGTCAGCGACGTGCATCCGAACTTCGGGCGAAAGAAGGTGCAATCGTGAAAGCTCACTCCCCATTGCGTGAACTTACCTTGTTGGCAGAAGCCGCTCTGTCTGGCGAGTATGTCGCTTCACAGATGGCTCTCGATTGGCTCAGGGAACACGGCCACGACGACATAGCGGATTTGTTCGCTCACCAGCAAAAGCCCAATCGGAAAGGCGAGGACGTGGGGCATTGGGTGATAGCCTTTTGCCGGTCTATGGAGTTCCAGGCAGTTCTTGACAGGTTCGATCCTGCCGAGGTCGTGACGGTACACACTGGTAGGGGTCTTTCGCTGAAAGAGCGGGCGAACTTGTGCCGCGCATTGTTCCGCAGCTGGTGCTTACCTCACGTTCGGGTCTACTTGCCGACTGGCAGAAATTCCCATTGGGTCCACGTCGATTACCCGAAGGTCTTCCACCTTGCAATTCGTGACGTGCAGTTAGAACAGCGGACGGATTATAAGGTGGAACATCAGATACTCTTTCGAGCGTTCCCCGATTACACGGACGAATCGGATTATCAGAGCGACTACTTCGCGCCGTCATGGTACGTTCGCGGAGCAATGCCAATGCACAAGACTACTTCGCCATTCTGAGGTGACACCATGTCCAAGCAGAAGAAACCGGACGACGTGAAGTGGTGATGCGATGCTCTACGTTTTATCGCCGTGGTCTGGTCGATTGGTGCAGGCGACTTGGCATGCCGATGTAAGGCGTGTCGGTTGTGTCGCTGGCGTCGTCGCCTACTCTGCGGAACTGGTTATCGTGGGCGACGTTGATCCCGAAAGTGTCGGTCTGCAATCGCTGCTCATAAAGTGGGGCTATTGGAACGTGCGGATACAAGCAGAAAGCATATGGTGACACGATGACCCTCGAAGAACTGGCCGCGATGGTCCGGCTGATGCGAGCGCACCAGAAGGATTATTTTAAGACGCGAAGGATAGAATCGCTCCACAAGGCACAGGAGATGGAGAAGCGGGTGGACAAGGCTCTCGAAGCTCTGGCTGCTGGACCTGACCTGTTCGACAAGAAACCGGAGGAAACATGATCGACGCGACATTCCTGAAATCACTAACCAAAGAGCATCCTGAGTGGATGAGTAACGTCTACCTCATCACACTGGACGGAGAACCGTACTACGCCGCCACGAACAGTGCTATCTGCGTAGCGATCAGGAACACTATCAGCGGGGTAGAGGCGATTCCCGAACTCAAGGAGCGCTTGCCGAATATCCTCAATCATCCGGCCACCATCCCACTCGACTACGCGGCATTCAAGGCATGGGTTGGACCATTTACACCGCAGACAACCAAACCGTGCCCTGAGTGCAACGGTTGGGGCAAGTACAACTGTCGTTGTGGCAACGCCTGTTGTCAGGGCTACGTCGATCCGTGTGATGCGTGCGCTGGTGATAAGGTCGTGACAGTCGAACGCGACCGACGCTACGCTCTTCTCGGCAAGCACGTCGTAGACTGCGCGCTGTTGGCCGATGCGTTCGCTCACCTGGACGCGATTGAGGCCACGATCGGCACCTTCACCACCTCAGGTAAAAATTACGGAACTGGCTTCATCGTGCGGACTCCAGATTGGGTGGTTGCATTCATGGAATGCACACCCGATCCCGATAAGGTGCATGGTGCGCCATTCCCATTGGAAGCGGAGAAGGTGACAGCATGAACCGCGAAGCCTTCACCGACGACGACATTATCACGGCTCTGGAAACGCTCCTTGCCGAGACAGAAGAATGCCGCCTGGACGTAGCCGTGACTCTTGGCAACATCGGCCACGATGCGAAAGCCATGCGAAGGGCACTTAATTCCGGCGAGGAACCCATGTTGCCGCTTGTCGTGCCGGAGGACTGGAAAGCCAAGAAACTGCTGAAACACTTGTCCTTGATCTACTGGAATGCGGTTCAGGCGCTGGAATGCCTCGAACCGGCTAAACCCAAACCAGCCGTCAATGGGACGGCGAAACAACCGGAGAAACGAACGTGAACCGCCGCGAAGCATTGCTGACGATGACCGCGAGCTTAGTCGCCTTCATCCTGCCGTCGCCGCGAAAGCGGATCGACCTGAAAACCTTCTGCTCACGCGAGGCACGGCCAAAGTATGACATGCGCCTGCCCTACGAATTTCAGGAATACACCTACGCGACGAACGGGATCGTCTGCGTCCAGGTGCGGCCACAGCTGGGCGACGTGGTAGACCACAAGGGAAAGGTTCCGCCGTTCGATATGCTCTCGTGGAATCACGATCGCTTACAGTGCTGGCGTCCGTTGCCGAACCTGTCACCGATTGTCGCTGCCGATTCGGATTGCCCTGTCTGCGATGGGTACGGGCACACTGGAAATGGACCTTGGCAGGAGTGCGAGGCGTGTCAGGGCGTTGGGAATGTCTGGGTCGGGAGCAACTATCATATCTCGTATCCGAAGCAGTGCCCAAAGTGCAAGGGATCTGGCCATTTCCCGCCAACGGGATCGAGGCCGTGCCCGAACTGCAACGGCAACGCTATCGGTTCTTTCCCGGCGTTCGTGGAGATCGAGGGCGACTACTTCAACGCGGCGATTTATCGCAAGGTGCAAGCCCTGGACGGCGAGTTTTGCCGCGACTGCTGGCAGGGAATGGGCAAGTTCCCGCTGTTGAAATTCCGCTTCGACGGCGGCTGCGGACAGATGATCGGCGTGGAAACCGCAAGGGCCGTCCAACGGATTAAGGAAGCCAAGAGTTGAATCACCCGGTCGGCAACCTTCAACCGGAGAACCCCATGATGAACTGGCTGTTCGGCTCTTGGTCCGCTCGCATTCTTCGGAAGGTGGAACAGAAGCTCGACGCGCCGCTTCTTATGGTTCCGCCCGGAATGCTTACGCCGCCCATTGCTCGCCTCATCACCGGCGGGCCAAGGTTTCAACAACTGCTCCGACTCAGAACTTACTTGCTCAAGAGAATCGAGAGGAATCCATGACCACCGAAGATAACAGCACCGTAATGGAACCGCCGAACCCGCCGATCGGCAAGCGCAGCCGAGGGCAGGCCAAGCAGACACGAGCAAAGCGAAGCTACGCCACGGAACTGAAAGATTTGGAGCGCAGCGTCGCTCTCGCGCGGAAACTACTTCTCAAGGCAGAGAAGGTGGAAACCGATCCGATCCTTTCCGCCGTCATTGACCTTTTAAGCCCTTGACTTGGCGGCGGTGTCCGTGGTAATCTCTTTCTCTGGCCCGCCAGCCAAACACCTGAAAAACGCCGGTCCTTTGCGCGTCTCGTCTCTGGCGGGCCGAACATGCCAAAGGATCGGCGCGTACCTTCCGCCAGAGGTTGCTATGAGTGGAAAACCACGTCACGGTTATGCTCGCAGGGGAATGAAACGCAATCGAACTTACAATGCTTGGGCGGGAATGAAACAGCGATGCAACGATCCGAAGCACAAATATTATGATCGTTACGGCGGTCGCGGCATCAATGTCTGTGAGCGGTGGAGTGAATCATTCGAGGCGTTCCTGGCGGATATGGGTGAATGTCCGCATGGAAAGAGTATCGACCGCTTCCCGAATAACGACGGCAATTACGAACCGGGCAACTGTCGCTGGGCAACCGCGAAAGAGCAAAACAATAACCGTTCCGGGAATCACCTGTTAGAGTTCCAAGGAAAGCGACTGACAATCAGCCAATGGGCCAGCGAGTTAAATATCAATCCTGGCAACATCGCAATGCGAGTTTTTCGCGGATGGACGATTGAAAGGGCGTTGACGACACCATGAAACGCTACCCCCCAAACGAAAAACTGCTGGCCACTTTCCGCGGCGAAGGCGTTTGCGAGGCGTGTGGCCGCTTCGTATCGGCGCGCGAGGCGGCCCACATCCTTGGAAAAGGAATGGGTGGAGGCAGACGGATTGACCACCCCCTGAACTTAGTTAGTCTCTGCGCGCCGTTCAGCGGAGGTAACGATTGCCACGGACGGCACCACTTGGGCCAGTCACCGACAGCTGAGGAATTGTGGGAGATAGCCGGGAAACGCGAAGGCGTGACCGGAGAACAGGCAGAGGCAGAAATCAACAGAATCAGGCGACTATGAACCAAACATCCGAAGAGATTTGCGAAGCTCTGGTCCGGCACGTTGAAATGTCCGGCTCGGAAGTGTTCGAGAAGAACTTCGTCAAGGATGAGCAAATGCTCTGTACCGTGTGGTGTGTCATCGGCCCCAACGCCGAGGAATTCAACCGCATGGTTTGCGAATGGATGGATCAAAATGGATTCAAACCGGACTGATCGAACCCAAGAGGTGAACCGATGAAACCGGAAGAAATCGAGTACGAGGACAAGCCAGGCTACCACCGGCACTCCTGCGCTGCCTGTGGCTTCATTTGGGAGCATCGGGACTCTTGCAAGGCCGATGACTCTGCTCACGTCTGCCCGGCTTGTGGAGAACCGGAGCAAACGTGGAAATACAATGGCCCTTGCGCCCCGGAGAACGTCGATGAAAAAGTCTAAAGAGAAAATGAAAACCCTGGACCTGACCGTGAACGGCCACACTCTCCACGGAGAGAAAGTGATCGGCGCGTGGTTTTTCGTCTGCCCTGACTGGCCCGAAATCGACGACGAATACTACGGCTCTGCGGAGACCGGCCCCGTCATCGAAGCATTCATGGCCCACGCGTTGGCCGGTGCAATCACTGTGATTGAGAAAATGAAAGGCGGCGTCTAAATGAAGCGCTGTCGAACGTGCGGCAAGACAAAGCCGCTCAGTGACTTCCCGCTCACCACTCCTCACCGGATAACTGGCGCGCGGTGGGAGCGAAACACCTGCCGAGTCTGCACGAATAAACGCCAACTGGAGTTGAAGAAGATACGGGAAGCAAAGGCACGCTTCCGCCGGTCCCAAGAGAAGAGGTTGCTCGGAACCAGTCCCAATCCTGCAAGTACGGGGTGAACCATGAAGCCGATTATCGTCTGTCTCTGCGGTTCGACCAAGTTCAAGCAAGCCTTCATCGACGCGAACTTCCGCGAGACGATGGCTGGCAAGATCGTGCTGAGTGTCGGCCTCTACAGCCACGCCGACGCGGAGGTGTACACGCCCACGGAAGCTGAAAAGCTCGCCCTGGATGAATTGCACTTCCGCAAGATCGACTTGGCCGATGAAGTGCTGATCCTTAATGTCGACGGCTATACGGGCTACTCGACACGCCGCGAGATTAACTACGCAATGTCACAGAACAAAAAGATTCGCTATCTTTACCCGGAGGTTGTCGTCCATGCCTACAGCTAGAATCAGCAGAGAGCTGGAGGCTCAGATCATCGCCATGCCCGGCACGGCGGCGTTTCTTACGGCGCAAGGTCTTCTTCCGTGGCGGTCTATGCTTAGACATAGAGCCTCCAGGTAAGAGCGCAGCCTGTTTGTCGGCTTCCCCAGTGTGCTTCCAAAACAGACGGGGAACCGTCCAGTACGGACAGGGCTGCTAAACCGACAGGATCAGCGAGGACCGGAGTGTGCAACCACTCCGGTCTTTGCCGGGTTTCAGGGAATGATGGGCATTCTCTACCGGATCGACGACGGGATTGCGGAGGACGACGCCTGCGCAATGCTGGACGGCATCCGCGAAGAACTGGCCGAGTTCGCGGCTATGGTCCAGAGAGGGGAGCGGTCGCTCTACAGCGGAAGTGGAAGAAGAAACGGGAGGCTCTCAAGTGAACAATCCCAATCCTGCAAGTACGAGGTGAACCGATGAAAACCAAAAAAGCGCCGCCGATCCCCAAAAAGTATCGGAAGCCCCGGAAGGTGCATTTCTGGGGCCAAGAGTACACCGTGACTCCGGCGGTGTGCGAAGCTCACCACGGCAACGGCGAGCTACTCCTGTGGTTTGAGCCGCTGAATACGCGGCCCGACTATTACCTTATCCGCGTCGATTCCGACTTCTTCGCGGCGCCGGACTCGAACGGTTACGACCAGATCGACGCCGTGATCGACCTGCTGATCGACGAGTTTTCTGAGAAGGAACGCGAGCGTGAAAATCTCGCCGAAGACCTACGCGAGCAGGGCATTGAGCCGAACGGCGACAACACCGACCTGGCTGGCAACGAAGAGCGGCTTGGCTGGCCGGTGCTGAGCCTGGACAGCGGTTATTCCTGGGGAGAGGTCTGCAAACTTAGAGGATGAACCAATGGGCATCGACCCGAATTCCGAGCTTGGCCGGAAGTGTCTCGCTCTGGCCGGACTCGCCGAGCCGGTCAAGCCGCTCCAGACGGTGTTCTCCTGCGTTCTGCCGTTGCCTCCGTC